GCGAGAGTGCTGACCAAGCTTGCTCCAGTCTCGAGGATCTTCGGGGCGATATTGCCAATGTTGCCAAGGAAGGATTCAATCCCTGCGCTGATGTTCTCCAAGCCTTTGTCGGTATCACCTGCGAATATATCGCTTACACCGTCCATGACCTGGCTCATTGACGGCAGGAAGCCCGATACAAGATTCCTCTGAAGAGCGTCAAAGCCTGTGGTCATATCCTGCAGGCTGTCCTGGAACTGTGCAGCCGCTTTGACATCTTCATCGCTCATCACACCGCTAAGCTCATGCAGGCGGTCTTTCATTGCCTGCGTATCTTCTGCGGAAGTGTTCAGCAATGCCCCTAATTCAGTCGCACCACGTCCGAGAAGCTGTCCGGCAAGGTAAGTACGCTCTGTGCCTTCTTCCATGCCCTGCAAGCCCTCTATGACCCTTGCAAAGAGGTCTTCCTGCGAGAGCGTTGCCACCTCTTCCTCGGTGATGCCGAGTGCCTGAAAAGCTTCGTTGTTTTTTTCTGCCTGAACCGACAAAGTTTTCATTATCGGAATGAGAGAGCTGGCGGACGAACCGCTATGCTGGAGAACTGCGTCCCCCTCCTGCCAAGCCTCGGCAGAAAAGCCAGCCTTCTGGCTCATCTTATCGACATTGTCGCCATACTCGGCAGCAGAGGTTGCCGCATCAAGGAATGCGTCTCCTGCCTCTACTATTGCACCGACCATGATGCCAGCGGCAGCAGTCACCGCAGCCATTGCGGCACCGGCTGCACCAAGCGCAGCAGAGAAAGTGCCGGACAGGGAATCAGCCACTCCACCGATGGAGTCTGAACCGTTCAGCATATCCTCAATGTCTCCGCCCACGCCTTCCGCTGATGGTGCTATCTGAAAATAATATGTACCGATCGTCTCTGCCATATCTATATCTCCGCCCACATCCGCTCGAACTCTTCCATCGTGCTGAATGTGGCATACTGTTCCTTCTTCTCAAGTCCCAAGAGCTTGTCGAGGATGTGCTTCGGGCGATTCCTGCCCTTTTCTCCATCTTTCGACCTCGCCCACGACTGGTCTCTTAACTCGTCCGCTATCCTTGCAAGTAGCCACTCCGTAGTGGTTATCTTGTCGCCTGATAGCTTCATCTTGACCCTGCTATCTTTTCTCAAACCAAAAACAAGAGTACCCACCAGCTCTGGTGGATACTCCTGATAATTGAATAGGTGGTATGTTTCAGCAAGGTCGCAAACCATCTCGTCCTCGCACTCGTCAATTACACGGGCGAGGAGGAAGAGTTTTTTGGGGAGCAAGCCTCGATGATCTCATTCATTTCAGCCGCCATCGCTTCAAGCGGTGCATAGCCCCCATTCAGCCCCTCAACGTGCTTGATGAGGTCTTCAACCTTGCCACCAAGCAAAAGAGTGCTGATCTCGTCAAAAGCGATGAATTTGTCGGCATTGTCGCCCTTCTGGAGCTTTGCGATAGCCCTCACATAGCGATAGTCCTTCAGAATCTTCTCGCTTATCTGATACTCAAATCCTGATTTTGTCTTCCCTGCTATCATTTTTCCCCCTTATGCTGACGGTGTAGCCGCCTTGATGTACTCATAGTGATATACTCCATCGCCATCGGGAACATCGGTTATTGTGAGCTGATATCCAACAGCTTCATCGTCCTTGTAGGTGATCGTTCCAAGCTCTGATATTGTGCCGTTAGGTATAACGATTCTCTTCTTACGGTTGCCACGCAGGATCATATCAATGATCCAAGAACCGCCGTTCAGCTCGTCAGCCGTTGCCTTAATGGTTATGTTGCCAGAAGCGTCAACGATTACGTTGTCAGCACCGTATACCGCTTTGAGAACATCAACGTTCAGCACCTCGAGCAGCGTAAACTGGAACGAATCGGGTCTCTCCGTCTGCATATTGATAACTGTATCGCCGCCCCATGCCTTTATCTGGTCAGACTCGGGACTGTTGTCGTTGGTTACTCCGTCCTCGCTGACATATCCAAGAGCCACAAAAGCAGCATCCTTGGCAGCATCTGCATCTGTCGGCAGAGTCGTTCCGAGAGGCGCAAAGAAGATTGCTCCGCTCTTGTTCGGCTTGCCTGTACTAACGTTTGTCGCTGTGTTAGTTGTAGACATTTTTATTCCTCCATATATGTGATGTTGTAATAGCTTCTATAACGATATTTTTTGAGCGTTGTGTCGGGGGCATCATTCCCTCCACTTAATTTGCACGAAGATATATCATTTTCTGCGTTAAAATCTCGCATTGCCTTCCTGACCTTTTCATCAAGGTCTGCGGCATCCTTTTTCCTGTCGGCATATGAATAGATCACGGCTGTCACATAGTCGATGAGATTCTCAAACGAGCGGTCTACAATCTGAACGACAAGGCACTCGCCATCGAAGGTCTTGGGGGTTTCAAAAAACACATTGTTTGTACCAAGTTTTGCTACAAGATAATTCCGAATGGTCTTTTCAATCATTGTTCTCTCCCCTTAACCCATACTCGCTGTGTCCCGACAACCTCTTCGGTCACTTCGCCTCTTTTCTCGGCTTCTCTCTTGGCAATTTCCATTGCTTCGGATGATTGAAGTATTGCCTTAATTCCGTTCCGATTCAGTTTAAACTTACCCTTCTGTTCGCTCAAGGTTCACCTTCTTATTCCAGTCAAGCGGCACGTTCGCTTCGGTGTACTCTATGACATCGCCTATCGTGTGGAATATGCCACGATTCGTCAGCTCGACCCTTGTGTCTCGCCAATCGTTGGCATCGCCCTTTGGCAGGCACAACGTATAGACCACCTTTGCACCGTACATTGTCACAGCATCAGTGATATCACTGGATGCAGGTTGGCATACAAGGACATTGCTCACCGTTACCCATTCCGTGGAATAGATGGGTTCGCCAAAATCATCCGTGCCTGTCTGTGTCTTTTTCTCGACTTTTACTGATTCGCCTGTGATTCTTGCCATAAGAATATGCTCCCATACTGCTGTCTCTGTAATCCTAACCGCTTGAGATCGGTATACAGAATCGCATTGGCTATACCACCGCCCGGCACTGCATAAGTCCCCGACCACGAATAGCCCCCTGCTGCCTGTGTTTCCTGCGTCATGGCTTCACCAGAAGTGTTCTGGCGAAGCACTCGCACTGCCACATCAACGGTAACAAGCTTGACTACGTTGGCGAAGGTTTCTTCCTCTGCCATCTGGTCGAGGTCTTTCCCCACCTTCGTGGCTTCATTCCGCAGTGCATCAGATATTAACGGCAATAAGGCAGCCGCCCTTGTCTGTTCATCAGCTGTAAGAGGTCTCCACAGCGTTGAGATATCTTCTACTGTCGCAAATGCTACGCTCATTTTTTCGTCCCTTTTTTCTTTGCTGGTGCTTTCTTTTCAACCTTCGGAGGCTCAACAACAGGAGAGGCTACTTCCGTGGAAATAGCCTCGTAATTCTCTGCGTGTATCTCGCATTCAGTTGTAAATTCTGCACCTGTCAGCTTATTACGATAGATCATCAGCCGGAAACCTGTGTCTTGATTCTTGCGAATGCGTCAGGAACAATGATGCCCCAGCCGATATATGCCTCACCACGAAGGTATATCTGGTTATGTCCCTTGAGGTCTCCTGCATCGCTGTTGTCGGGATTGCCGTATTCGATAATCTCGAGAGGAATCTGCTTGCTGTAGCCCCATCTGAAATAGTCAGCGAAGTTACCCACGATTGCTCTGTCAGTATTGCCGTTTGCAGATACAGTTACATTTGTATCAACAGGCAGTCCGTTGAGTGTTCCGGGATTGCTACCCCATGCAAGCTCAGGGAAGAGAGGTGCATTGAGGTTTGTACCTGAACGGAGTGCTGCAAGAGCGTTCCTCATAGCCGGAGCCATTGCCATTCCTGTCACGTCATGCTCGTTGCCCTGTACAAGTGCGATTGCAGCTTCTACATTGGCATCAGGTGTGCTGGAATCGAATGTTACTGTCTGAGTCACCTTACTATCAAAGTGATTAGAACCGATGACATCAGAAGGCTCACCAGTACGAGGGTTTACGCCATGCATAGCCATAAGGTCGAGACCCTTTGCCACCTTGCGTGCGAAGCCCTCAGAGAATGCCCGAAGGTACTGAAGCTGTACTTCTTCGGCAGCAAATCTGAACTCATCGGATACTCTCAGACCGTACTCGATCTTGATAGGCGCCATCTTTACAGCTGCGATGGTTGCACCGCCGTTAGCCTTTGCGCCATTCTCTGCAACGATATTTACTTCACTGTCCATGTTGAATGTGAACACCTGCTCACCATTGAAGGGAAGAGGTGATGCGCCAGACAGTCTTGCAAGGGATGACTTGCCCCTTACAAGGTTGAACATTTCACTTGTTAACTGTTCGGGAAATAATGCTCCCTTAGATAATGTGCTACCCATTTTTTATTCTCCTTTTCAATTCTGCTGTGCAAGGTTAGCCAGCAATGCCGCATAAGCGTTCGCATTGTTGGGTGTATTTCCCTGCGGTTCGTTTGTGCGCATAGGCGGTGCATTCCTAGGTGCTAAAAGTGATGACACGCTCTCCGCATCCTTGAGAAGTTCCTCTTCGGTATCGCCAATCAGTCTGTCAGCGAGTTCAAAAGGAAGCCCTTTCTCCATTGCGACTTTGCCCTTTAACCACTTCGTCTCTGCGCTTTTCGCTCTCTGTTCAAGTTCCGAAACAATTTTTGAATGTTCGATTGATTTATCCCTTTCAGCCTTCAGCGAGTCATTTGCGCTTTTGATTTTTCCTTCAAATTCGCTCTTGATCTTCGCTACCTCTTCCGGGGAAAGGTAGTCCTTGAACCTCTCGGAAACCTCACGTTCCTTCTGCTCAAGCCTTTTCTGAATCATCTTGTCGAACTCTTCCTGTGTTTCGATTACTTTAAATTCACTCATTTCTTTTCTCCTCTTTTACTGTGAGTTAACATAGGTTTATTAAAAAACACCCCGAAGGGTGTCTCTTAATACTGGATTGTTTGCGGTACAACGTCCTTTGCCGTTGATGCCGCCCAAAAAGCAAGTATTGCCGAATCCATCAATGCGATGTCGTATGTCTCCGTCAACGACTTGTAGCCGAATCCGCCCTTTGAGCCTATCGCCCTTTTGTCGCAGTTAGATACCGCCTTTGTCAGCGATGGCTGTCCGTTGTGGCATATCTGACCGAGTGCAATGCCCTGCTCCCACATAGCGTTAGCAGTTATGATTTCCGCCACCGTAGGGCTAATGGGTTTCATGAACCCATGCTCCTTCATTGCACTGACAAGGATTCCCTGACCGTTCGCACCGTCAATCACCACCTTGTCAACCTTCGGATTGTGGAAATAATCAAAAAGCCATCCGTTGCCGTTCCTTATTGGTCGGCAATCGATGACTTCCACGAATATCTTTCCGTCAGTTGTCTTTGCGGCTATCGACAGGGCAACGTTCTTTCCGTCATGACCATATTTGATGCCAAGATACCGCTTAGGTTGGAGCTGTGGCATTCCGTCACATTTCAGGATTGTCCATTCCGCTTCTGCTATAGCCGACTTCTGGCTATATTCAAGCCACAATCCCAACCGCTGGATATTGAAATCGTCAATACCGTTTGAAAGCTCCGCCCGGATATTCCTCTCTTTGAGGATTTGTCCGAGGGAAGGATTGTACTCATACCACAAGTCAACATTGTTGACATCTTCGGTGCGCTTATCAATTGCCCATTCAGCCCATCCAACCTCTTCAGGAGCCGTCCCTTGCAGGATGCCTTTCCGAACCCTACCAAA